CGTCCGGTGCGCATTGGCAGTGTCGTGGATCAGCCGTATCTGAAAGAGCTTGTGGGCGGTGAGCAGCACATCCTGCCATTCTTCTCGAGCATGGTGCAGAACACCTCGATGCTAATGACCATCGCGCTCAAGAACATGCAGAACACGAACACTGCCTACATGTTCCAAGACTTGAATCTGGGCAAGATCCATTCGGTCCCCGATGGCAAAGATCCTCCCGCCGGAAAGATCCGCTTCAAGCAAGGCGGCAACGACTACTGGTTCCAAGCCGACGAGGCTGCCTTCGAGGCAACGGGCGTTCCCGCTGATCTGATGATGCAGGGCTTGCAAGGTGTGAAGACTGCCGTACCCGCCTTGGTGCGCGGCCTCGCTGTTCCTGCTGACATTCTGCGTAAAGCAGTCCGTCGAGTTCCCATCTACACACTGCGCCAGACAATCCGTGACCCGCTGCACGCGTGGATGGTGACGGGTGGTAAGTTCACGCCCATCCTCAGTACGTGGAAAGAGCTTGCCAAGGGCATGACCGGCAAGAGCGACACGCAGTTGACCTTGCAGAAAGCTTCGGTGATTGGGAACAGTGTGTACTCCGGCGACGCTGAAAGCGTAGCGGACATGCTCCGGGATCTGAGCGGTAACCCCAGCCGCTTTGCTCAGACCATGCAGAAGCTTGACGAGTTCGCGATGCGCGGTGAGGCGGCGACTCGAGCGGTGTTGTACGACACCTTCCGCAAGAAAGGCATGAGCCACGTCGAGGCGCTACTCAACACCGCTGAGACGATGAACTTCTCCCGTCGGGGTACGAGTGCCAGCTTGCAGTGGCTGTCTATGTTGACGCCCTTCTTCAACGCTCAGATCCAAGGTCTGGACTCGGTGTACCGCGCCCTCAAAGGGGACAACACCTTTGAAGAAAAGATGAACGCTCGGAACATGTTGCTCAAGCGTGGAGCGTTGCTTGCTGCCGGTACCATGATGTACGCGGCCATGATGGAGGATGATGAGGCGTACAAGAACGCCACTCCGGCTGAGCGCTACGGCAACTGGTTTGTGCCTGTGCCGGGTACGGATAAAACGATCCGTGTACCGATCCCGTTCGAGTTGGGCTTGATCTTCAAGTCGATGCCAGAAGCCTTTATGAACACCGCATTTGGCGACACCAAGTCGTCTGAAGCGGTCAAGGCGCTGGCTAAGCAGATGTACATGTCTTCGCCGTTTGGCATCCCGACGGCCATCAAAGGCCCGCTCGAGGTAGCGTTCAACTACAACATGTACAGTGATCAGCCCATCGAGACGACGCGTGAGAAGGCGATGGATGTCGACCAGCGCTATCGCACCGGCACGACAGAACTTGCCAAGCTGCTCGGCAAGGCGGGCGTCCTCTCGCCGGTTCAGATCGACCACTTGGTGCGGAGTTACCTGAGCAGCGTCGGTATCGTAGGGATCTCGATGGCGAACTTCGCGCTTCGTCCCTTGACCACGCGTGAAGGCGTTGAGAAGCCTGAGATGGCGCTTGAAGAGATGCCGATGGTGGGCAGTCTGTTCCAACCGCGTACCGGTCGTGGCATGGTCAATGCCGCCTTCGACGACATGCACCGCCTCGAGAGGGCTGCGAACACCTTCAAGACCTTGGCTGCAAGTGATCCCCAAGCGGCTCAGGCGTACGCTGACGAGTTTGCCAAGGAGATCTCGATGGCTTCGTTTGCTGGTCGGTTCCGCCAGCAGATGGGTGAGTTCGCCAAGTACAAGCGGATGATCGCGGCCAATCCTGACCTGACCCCTGCCGAGAAGCGCAAGCAGATCGAAACGATCAAGGAGCAGGAGATCCAGTACTCAACGATGCTACGTAAGCTGGCGGCTTGATGTAGAACCACACCCCCAACTTGCCGCCCCGGATCCCGGGTGCGGCTTGGGCATTGACTCGGTAGGGGATGGCAGCACGTAGTCCAAGCTCACGCATCTTGGCGGTGTCTAAGCACGGCACAAAAAACCCCTGTCCGAGTTCAAGTTGGTTCCACGGAAACTTGACCTTCACCGCTCATCTTCTCCTTACGAACGCGCAGATGCATACACGTGACGCGCAATGCTGGTCCGTCTGTACGAGACAGCATGTCTTTCTTGACGCCAAACTTCACCTCGAAGCTGTTGGCTTTCTGACTTGCAATCAGCTTGCTCTTAAAGTCGGCATATCCGAAGGACATGGACGCGCAGTGCTTGCGCAACAACTGCTCCTCGATGAAGTACTCGATGTAGTCGGGGTGCGCGGTGCCATGCTCGATGCGACCTAGCACGGTGTTGCGCGTGCTGGTCTTGCCCTCCGCACTGAAGTTCCACTCAGTGACCAGCTTGTCGTCCTCACCCCGCCTGATCACAACAAACTTGCCGTAGAACTCGCGTGTGTAGGTATTGAGCACATCCTCGGCAGAGCGCCGCGCTCGGCTATAGACTTGGCGTGCATGAACGACCAAGTCTTTCAACGCCTCCATGACACCGCGCACAGGCACGGCGAGGATGTTGGCATACTTAGGACAGAGCAGGATGGCGGCGGCGACATCCGACGTACAGCCTGCATGCCAGTAGCGCTCCTCGTCAGTGAACTGCATGAACTCGCGTAGCCGCTCGTGTGTCTCGAGCCAGACCTTTTTCGCTGTCTGTTGGTTGCACACCAGCCACCGCACCCACGCTTCACCCGCTACACCGTAGTTGCGACGCAGCAGCTTCAGCACATCGCGCTCAAGCGAATTAAACTTCAGTTCTTCCGACGGGTTCCACTCCAGCAAGCGCATCATCTCGCCGTGCGCTGCATGGTCTCGAGTACCGAGCAGTACGTCGATCATGTGGATGTTTGCTGTCGTTGTTGCCGTCAATGACCACGTCGAGTTGTTGATCCGTTCCTTGTTTGTCCCCGACTCCATCCGCTCCTTGCCTTTGCCCTCGGCGGTGTCGAAGATGAATGCTGACGCCCACTCGGTATCGTTACGCGCCTTGGTCGTGATCTCATCAATCAGCAACGGCAGACTGTTCAGCAGACCCGCACGCTGTTGCAGTGCGACAAGCGACGTGCCCTTGCCTGTGCGGTAACGTAGCGGGTGACCCCACACACCAGCCTTCAGACTGAGCGTCAACGACTTGCCTGTACCCGACTCGGTACTGCCCACGTGCCAGCAAAAACCTTCGTACTCCGAGAAGTGCATGAGCGTGGAGCCGAATGAATCAAGACACATCGCCAGCATCGTGTGCATCTGACGGGCAATCAGCAGCTCCCAAGGTCTGCGCCACTCATCGAGCGTGCCCTTCGAGTTTGTATCTCGATTGAGATTCTCGAGCCCCGGCATCGGGACGGCAACCTCGCCACCATCAGGTTTGAAGATGCGGTTGTTGTAGACGAACGTGCCATTCTTTTGCCAACCTAATTGGGTCGGCACATCGATAGCCTTGCGCATCTGCGCGGCTTCAGCAACACCCGCTCGCACATAACTGTATAGGTACGGGTCCATCGCAGCGCCACGGTCTGCATAGATGTTGTGCATCGCGAGACACTTCAGCAGTTCTTCCTTCGCCACCACCGCCTTGCTGGGCATGATGACAGGCGTGTACTCCGTGACCTGTTGCGTCGGATCGTCGGCAGGACCGATAGTCTTGATCGCCATCAGGTGCGCTGCGTGTTCCTTCTCCTCGATGCGCAGCATGTCGACAACGAACAGATCGTAGGACAGCACTGGCACTTGTGTCTTGATGGTGACGCCTGTTGCGTCGGTCTCTTTGATCTCCGCAAACACACCGCCGTTTTTGCCGTACAGAAAGCCGTGCGGTGGTGGTGGGCGTTTCGCTAGGCGTGTCCGCTTGTTGTGTTCCACACCCGCTTCATCCGCATCACTGGTGATGCCGTCTTCGAGATACTCAACGTCTTCGTGTGCTTCAATCGGTGCCGTCTGCAACGGGATCTCGTAGACCTTCTCTTCGTTGTTCGCAACAACTTCGCGACCAAGCGCTAGTGCGTTGGTGATCTTGCCCCAGTGCGGACAGCTTTTGCATATGCCCGGATTCTCGCTGTCCATCTTGACGCATGGGTATGGGCCTTTGATGTCGTTCAGCTTCTGGTGCATGCGGTCTGCATCGTACGGGTGTAACTCTGACAGCTTAATGCTGTGCTCCAGCCCGTCTTCGCACACCTTTGCCCATGACAACAACCCACGCCACAGCGGCTCCATGCCGTCATCCTGCGCGTTCTCAATGTAGTGCTGAAGCTGACCGCAGCCGACGCCTTTCTCTGACTTAAGCCAGATCGTCTCGAACCGAGTAACGCTGTTACCCAGCATCGCCTCGGCAAGCTTGGAGCGTTTTGTGCTGGCTCTGCGTGGGCGTGTCCCAGCAATGTTCGCTTTCTCCGGGACGAAGTTGTTGCTGACAGGGGTGTACGCATCTTTCAGCACCCCTCGAATAGCTGCGCCAAAGTGTAGAAGGTCGATAGGACCACCACCCCGCGTCAGCATCTGTACGGGACGCGGCTCCGGATACTTCTCCTTGAAGTTCATCGTACCGGGGATACGCAACACGCGTGCTGCATCCGCAGTCACGTTCATGTCGATCTTCATGCCTTCTTGCTTGCACAACCGCTTCAAGTTCTCTGCAATCGGCTTCCACGTATCGATGTCTGCTTCTTTGGTCAACGGCCAATAGCAATGAATCCCACCACCGGAAGATAGGATGTGTGGCTGGGCAAACGTGTCCAGTCCCGTCTTCTCAAGAAAAGCAGCAAGCGCGAGTCCCGCCGCTTTCTTTGAAGCGTATCCATCCAGATCAAGAAAGATCGACTTGATGTACTGCGCATGCTTCGCTGTGCGCCGCTCGCGTTGAAGCTGCAGGACGGCAGAATCGAAAGTCGCAAGAGCAAAAAAGATGTTGTACTGCTTGCCAAGCCACTGCTTTACGTGCGGCTTTATCTCCTCCAAGCTACTGATGAACTGGTGTTCTTTCTTTCGTGTGCTCAGCTCTACCACGCAATACAACCCGTGTCCGGGCGATGGCAGAACATCCGCAAGAAACTCGAGCGGTTTCATGCCGATCCTTTATCGTGCGGCGTCTACAAACAGTTCCAAGCGTTTGGCAAGCTCCGTCAACCATGCCTGTGCCCACTGCGGAATTTCTTTCATTTCCAAGAAGTGCACGTAGCGGAGCAGCTCCTCGTTGCTCAGGTTCTGAGGTTGAATTCCTGACATATTTTTCTCCAAGCTTCATCCGATGTTTTTGATCCCTGCATGCAAAGCAGTAGCCGTTTAAGACGCTCTTCGTAGACCTTCAGGACACCCGCGCCATTCATCCAGTTGTAGACCGACTGTCGGGTAGCGCCCGTAGCCACAGCGATCTTGGAAACTGAGATGCTGTGATAGATAGCCCAGAGGGCCAGCATAGTACCGAGTTCTGTTGGCGGCTTGGCTTTGATACGTGCTATGAATTGTGCGCTGTATGGCATGTTGTTGGGGTACTAGCGGCGACGCGTTCCCCCACCTCCTTACTGGACGCGCCAGATGCGCACGCCGTCTGGCATCTTGCGAACCGCAAACTTGAACCCAAGCGCTTTCTTGGCACCGGCTGTGGCTGCACCCATGCGGGACATCAGCTTTTTAAGGTCGCCTTTAGCTTCAACTTTGGGCACAAGAAAACTTTCACCGACAAGCATCTCAGCGAAGGGATACTTCATCAAGCGCTGTGCCGATCCACGAGGCGGCATCGGGATATCCATCTGAATCTTGTACATCATGCTCTCCTTAAAGTGGGGGCCGAAGCCCCCGGTTTAATTACTCGTCATCCCACGCGTCGACCATCTGAGCCAGCGAACCCTTGGCGTCGACCGCAGGCTTCTTGGGGGCGGTGCGCACCTCCGGCTCGTCCACTTCCTCCACCACCGGGGCAGGGGTCGGCTTCGCTGCCTTCTTTGCCTTGGGTGGGGGTGCCTCTTCTTCCTCAACCTCTTCAACAACAGGCGCTGCCACCTTCGCCTTGACAGGCGGCTTGCCCTCCAGCTTCAGCGGCGTCCCGACGCCGTCCATCTTGGCGACGGTCATACTGACTGCCTTCTGCGCTTCGGGTGACTCACCCTTGCGCTCCACAGTCTCATACTCATTGTCCGACAGCCAGCGCATCGTCTTGAAGAAGAGCTTGGGCGACTCGCTCTTGGTGTCGAACTTCATGCGCGTGACAACGGTCTCGGGGCTGATGTCCTGCGCGGCCAGCCAACGGGCGTACTCCTGCAGGGGACGGTTGTCGTCGTCAGCCTTGCCAAAGATAGACGTTGCAGGCAGCACAAGCTGCATGACATCCCCCTCAACATCGTTGGCTAGTACAACAGCCAGACGCTGCTGGTAGCGACACGCACGGCTGTTGCCCTGACCGGACCCTGCGATGTTCTGCGGACACTCCGAGCAGCGGCTGGCTTGGCGTTTGCTGCTGTCCGGACTTGGCGTCTCACCATCAGCAGACCAGCAGTCAGGACCGCTGACGGCTTCCGCATCGTACGCTTTAGCGTAGAACACACGGCTGACCTTCGGAGCCGCCTTGACGATCACGACATCCAGAAAGCGTTCATCGATAGACGCGACTTCCTTGCCACCAGCGAGCAGACGGAACACACCGCCTTTGATGGAGATGCGCTTGCCGCTGTTGGCGGTACTACCGGCCAGAGCCTTGGCCGTTTCAGACAGACCTTTGCGAGCAAAGGCAGGGGCTTGAGATGCATTAAAGAGAGCGACATTGCTCATGGGATTTCCTCTTACTTGTGGGCAGGTTTACGAACGGAAATGTTGAACTCAGTGTTGCTGTTCAGACCGGGCGGCATGAGCGCGGGGTTCTCTTTCAAGAACGTCGACATGTTGGTCTGAGCGATCCGCTTCTCGAGAAGATCGACTGCGTCGTGCTCGATGACGAACTGTTTGAACGCATCCCAGTCTTGCGTGTGGTAGCGCGTCTTGGTGGACAGGATCACAGTCCCAGCGTCGGTGTTGACGGACTTCACACCGAGTGCCAGCATCTGGTCCTTGAGGGCGTTCTTAATTTCTTCCTGCTGAGCCTTGAGAGCCTCGACCTCGGTCTCGTAGGTAGCAGTCAGCTCTTGAATGCGCGTCTGCATCTTGCGATACACCCGCGCCAGCTTGTCCATAGGGACAGCGGTTTCAGACATTATCTTCTCCTGTCGAAGTGTCTGGGGTTGTCAATGTTTTGACTATGATACAGGTTTTGAAGCTGCGTGCAAACGGTCTTTATTTTTTGCCTTTGATCTCCTGATCGAACATCTCGACCAACAACGTGTGGTCGTTCACTTTGCGTCCCATCGCTCGGAACAGCCGCTCCTCGAGAGGACTGCTCTGGATGTGCA